GCGGATCACGCTTGATATGCGACCCGCTGACAGCATACAGGGCCTTTGTGGTCTGCCCAGGGCGCAACCACCCCCACGTGGCAGCGTACCACTTTCCGCCATGCTTGACAAATATCCACGGGTTTGCCACCACGCCTCCACCTGGCCACTTATTGGCTGCGTCGTAATCGAGTGTGATCTTATCACCGGCGATCTTGACTGATCTCAGCTTGCTGGTGACCGGCCACTTGCTCACATCGGTGTGGAGCCAGTGTATCTTGGCCAGGTCAAAGTCTGCAGGGGCGCTAGTGCCGTTATCCACGACCGGCTCTGGCTTTGGCTTAGGTGCCGGCTTCTGCTCCACCTGCTCTTTTTCCTTTTCCACAGGTGCTGGCTGCTCCTGGACCGCCTGCTGATTATGGCTGTCCTTGAGGATGCGCCGGCTTACCGATTCCACGCCTTCAAGGGCCTGCTTCACGGCCTCGCCCACCGCACCGGTTGCGGTGGCTCCCTGACCTGCCAAGGACGCGTTGGCGTTGTTCCGCGTGGTCGGGCTGTTGGCCGCGTCAACGGATGTGCCGGTCTTGGTCCCGGCTGTTACATCGAGCGGCGTGTAGACCACCAAATATCCAGTATTGCGGATCTTAATGTTGTACTCGCGGACCATTTGGTCGCCGCGAGTATTGGCTTGACTGCATCCTGATAAGATGAGCAGCAGGATAAGTGCAAGGTAGCGCATAATTGCCTCCTTTAGTGGATGATCGGCATTGATCCCGTTCGGAACTGCTTTCTGACAAAATATCCAGCCCGGATCCAGTCGTTGATAACCTGAGCAGTAAACTTCGGGTCCCAGTTGATTCGGCTCATGCCACGGATTTTTGAGTAAAAATCTTCAAGCGTACTCCCATCGCCTATATGCTGCATGTACGCTGGAATATCTCTGGTCGGGTCTGGGTATGCAGGTTCTTCAAATTTTGCTGTCGGTTCCCATTGAGCTTTCCACTGCGCTGGTGTTAATTTTTCACTATCAGGTGTTGGCCATATAAACGTCACGTCCTTTGCAGTATTATTGTATGTATTATTTGAAAAAGTTACCCCGTTTAAAATTGCACCAGATCCGCCGGCACGATCGTCACTGTACCATCTTAGTTGCCCCCATGTATATTGATTATTTTTAGAGTCAAATATATTGTTTTCGAATTTAACTCCTGTAAGGTCTAGCAAGCCAGAGATATTTATATGAGCATCCCATTTTGGTTCATCAGTTGTACTATTGTACGCATTTTGAATAAAAATGTTGTCATGTACAACTAGATTTCTGTCTCCATAAGGTTCTGCATTATACGCCGGAGTTCCGTCTCCAAGGGCTGCGTGCAACCCTATGCTCCTAATCATATCAGTATCGGGCGCCATATGTGCAAAAAGATTTCTCGCAATCTCAACGCCATCTGCACCGTCTATGCCAATTGCCCAGGCTAAGTTTTGTAGTGATGGTCTCGTATAAGCAGAATTTATGATAACATTGTCGATAAAGCGTGCGTTCTTTACTCTGTGTTTAATCTGCCCGTTATTTGAGAACCCACCTATTGCGATATTAGTGTCTACGTATAAATTGTTCTTAACAGCTAGATTGTGGCAATAAATATCACCATCATCTGGTGCCACCTGATGACTATCAATAACAAATTTTGTGCCAGTATTGCATGGCCTGGATAGTATATTATTTTTGAATACTGTATCATCACCGGGAGTAAGATAAACATTATGATTTCTGACGCGGTCACCACCTTCCGGATAGGTCATATCGTACCAGCCGTTGTGGTCCCAAATGTTTTCCTCAAAAACACATTCTGAACAAGTTCCAAGATACTGGCCAGCAAAAGAGTTCAGGTCTATTGCAACATTGCGATAGAAGATATTTTGTTTTATGCTTTTTGCAACATCACATTGCATATTGAAAGCGATATTTTTGAATCTATCACCTTCAAACATAAGCCCTGATTTTTCCTCTCCAGCTCCTGTGTAGCCATATATTACGTGGGATGTGTTCACTTTGTTTCCATTATATACTGATGATGATGGATCAGAAAAATCATCGTATATTTCAATGTTCGCTATAGCAATATACTTTAATGTTCTAAACGTCATTCCCCATATCTCTGAATCTGCTGATGCAGGCCTCCACGAAGGTAGATCACCGCTACCCCCCCACCATGAAATAAGAAAAGGTTCAGCGCCACTTCTGCCACTGTGAGCAGGCAGCGTGTCCCTATTCAGGTTAAATCTGAATACTTGCCCACGTTTCAGTAAGATCCAGTCTGGATACCCGTCACGTGTGAGGCTAAGAGCTTTTGCCATAGTTGCACAGGGTACAACTGTACCTGATGGGTTAAACGGGTCAGCGCCAATATTATCTGCGGTGTAGTAGTTGCATGTAGAATCATTCCCATTTTCGCTGAGATAAACTATTCTTGTATCAGTAGAAGGGGTAAAGATCGTCCAGCCATCGGCATCTTTGGGCAGGTTTATTCTTTCGGCAACTGCATCATGTGCAGTTGCCGAAAGCACCATCACTACTACAAAAATTATTAGTTTGTGCTTATCCATATCCGTCCTACCTCGATGTCAAATTGCTGATTATCCTCATTGGTCATAAGCCCAACAATAAGGTTAGTGAATGAAGCATTATTATCACGAGTAAATGTTATCGGAGTCTCGCTGTCAACCTGCAAGGTTGATGCTGTAACATCTGTAGGATCGGTGTGGACATGCACTGTATGCCAATTGCCATCTTGCAAGTTTATCGTGCTTTGTGCGTTAGATGTTGCCCTTATGTAAATATACGACGCTGGAATGCTACTATCATTTGCCAACTGGACACTGTAGTACCCGTTAGTAGTGCTGATACCAAGATCGGTCCTTGCTCCTATTTGTAAAAACTCTGGCCTCCACGTGGTATAAGTCATCGCTGCGTTATCGACCTTCATTTCTATATAAAGGTCTACTGCAACAGTGTTAGGATCAATGTTTGTGCCTGAAATATCGGTGTATTTTGCAAACTGGTCGTTGGCTACCGACCCACTACCGAAACTCAGATAAAGCCCCTCTGTACATGATCCAGTTGGCGGGGTGCCGGTTAGAGCATAATCCTCATTATATGTGACACTTGTACCCACATTCCCCGTCCCCGGTGTCCAGACATTTTCAGCACCCGTCCCGAGCCAGCCCTCGTTGAAAACATTGCCGTCTTGGGGAGTTGTACACGATGTTACTGTGCCAAACGTAGCTGATCCAGCTTTATCCGCATCCAGAATGACCGTACCATCCGTTGCGGACGACCCAGTAATATCACCCGTCCATCCTGTCCATTCCCGACCGGATGCAGCGACAGCTGTGATCCCTGTCAATGTCGTGCCGGTAGCTTGCGTCGTGGTGCAATCAGTTGCACCATTTCCGCAATTGATAGGATCAGCCCCGGTCAGATCCCACTGGATTGCGTCTCCATTACCCGGATCGGTGACGGTGAGGGTGTAGTTGACCGGATTGGCCGTGTAAGTCCCCGTAAAAGCGTACAGGCCGGTGCCAGACTGAAAGAAAGCTGAACCGGTTGAGCTGTTGAAAATCCACGTCCCTGCCGGATTATCTCCAGGACTTGGGTCTGTGGCTTGCTCGACGTATGAGGTGCCGCCGGTATCGGTGGCCGAGATGATCGGGTTGAGCGGATCGGTGTTATCTACAGTCACGTTGGTGCCAGCGACGACCGACTGCAACGCACTATCTCCGGGGGCGCATTGATTGGCACCGGTGCCGATGAGTGCCATCATGGATCCGTCGTCGATCCGGTATAAGGTGCCATTGTACCAGGTCCACCCATAGTCTCCAGCGGCAAGGTTGGTGGACGGATCGACCGTGTTGTTGCCACCTGATCCCATCCACCAGTTACCATCGGTTGCCGACGTGCTGTAGCCAGGGGCAACCAGCTCACCAGCGGCATTGACGTAAATACTGCCCTGCTTGAGCAGCTTGCCGGTTATATCAGCAAATATAGCCAGGTAGTCTGTTGTGCTGGATGCTGGGCCGGTAACCTTGTCGGAATACAGTTCTGTAAAATTACCGTTTATTTTATCTTTTTCGGTTCCCCAATATACGCCAGAGCCACCAAGAATAGTTTGCTGTGCTGCGAGTGCAGTTTGTGAACAACAAACTAACACGATAATAAGCAATGTTTTTTTCATAGTAATTCCACCGTATCAAGCATTTCAAGAGTATTAAGTAATTCTAACGTTGTTTCTACCGGTGGCGGTGCTGTGCCTGTACTGTTACTGTACAAATACAGTAATTTTGGTAAAAAAGTAGCGTTAGCTACCGCTGCACCCAAGATTATCGCAACTATTATGCAAAGTTTAACGCGCAACATAGAGCACCACCGTTCCTTGCGCGCCAACAACCGCATTATTTAAAATAGACACCGTTAACTGCGAACACACGTATCTTGGTGAATATGTTGCGCCGATATACGGCACAGCTTGTTCCGCGACAGTTGCTGATCTATCAGCGAGCGCATTACCCATTATATCGACTGTATCCGCATCACGTAACGAAACATCGTACAAATCAGTTGGAGCCGGTGTGCCGGGCACTGTTGTTACTTGCAGCACAAACCCACAAATTTTGTCTATCTGAAATGACTGGACAGCACCAGTTGCGTCAGCTTCCCAAGGAATTTCGATTACTGCATACGTTCCTGTATCCCGATGAACACTGCGTGTTGTAGCAGCTTGTGTAACTGCACACGAAAAAATTATTAACATGAGTACAAGAGTCTTTTTCATTACTTTGCCTCCTTTGCAAGATAACCAACAAGTCCACTGATTGCTGCAAGAACAATATCTTTTGCGTCAAACGGTGTAAAATACAGTACCATTCCAGCAATCGCCACAATTCCAAGTATTGTTACTATTTCTTGTTTCATACCGCATTATCCCATGTATAGCCTTTTACATGCACCCAAACTTGCCCTGATGCAATATACGCACCATATTTTGCGTAAATGTTTCCATTATCTTGCTTTATTGCAATATCAAAGGGTATATCTGCGTTATTGTATAATCCTGATGGAAATCCGTTTATATTGTATAAATATCCGTTTGTATTCGTATACGTGCTGTCAGTAAAATAAAAATTTGTAACAGCCGTAGGCGCAACAGAAAAGGAGCACTGTACGTGCGCCATAAAAATCATAGCGTTACCTGGCAACTGGACTGTTCCTGTAGCTTCTGTTCCAACAGTCGGTACAACCGTAAATTCAGTAAATCCGTTTCTACCTGCTGACGGATGTAGTATGTATTTTCCATCAACAATATCGCCTTGCAACAACTCACTCGTTGACGGGTTAAGTACAAAAACGCCAATACATCTGTTGTCGTTGTAGTACCATCCTTGTCTTTCTTCGTTGTATGTCGGTGTCCATTCTGGACATAACCTAAAATACGCTGCATCGTTTATTGGCTGCGTAGCGGTAACCGCTGTATCTAAAAGGTACAAATATGCGACATTTCCCCCTGGCGGACCCGGGCTACCGGCAATATCATAATCAATAGTAACTGTTACCGGAGAAGAAGCAATACGAACAAGTGCATCATCCGCCGTTGTTGTTAATCGGTATACTCCGTGATTTATGGTGATCGTAGACGTATTATTTACAGTAATGTTTGCACGCGCAACAACACCGCATTTACTGATAATATTTGCAACAGCGTCAATTATTTTAGAACGTAATATTGCAATATAATCCTCACAAAGAAATTTCTCAAGCAAATACGGCCTTCTTATTGTATTTGTCGCAGCATTGCCTTTAACAAGTGTAAGACCAGAAAAAGTATACATATTTCCTCCACCAAGTACAATAGGATTAGCCCCATCAGCTACAAAGGTTATTGGATTATCCACAGATATAACTGATACACTAATAAGCCCAAAGCCAGTAACTTCCACGCTACCAGATTTTACGGACAACGTAACCGTTTCCCCGGTCATAGCAGCCATATCGTCGTTTGTATGCTGAATTTTTACACCAAGCGGAAGTGAAATATCTCCTTCTGCAACAAACGTTATAGTACCGTCAGCAGCGCATGTCCACGCGTCATAAATATCATCTCCAGCAACAACAGCCGTTCCTGATACGTAACCATTTTCATTGCTTCGCGCATCTGCGTTGATCAACAAATTTTCAACTGGTGCGTCATCAGCGGCCATATATGCTTGGTAATTGTCTCTGGTCATAACAGTGACATCGCTCGCGTCCTTGACAACAATCTTGTATGGGTCCCGATCAAGGTAAATGTCCGCCTCACCGCGACTGTCGAGAATTACCGGGTTGCTGTTTTTTATTGTGCCTTCCGGATCGGAATATGTATCCTTCAACGTACTGGTACCGGCTTCATAGAAATACACCTTACCGCCAGAAAGCGGGTTACCAAGGCTGTCGAATACAGAAAATTTCGGAAATTCAAGATTACGTTTCACTGATCATCCTCCATCATAAGTTGAAGTATTGCTTCGCGTTCTTCGTCATTTTTCGCCGTAGCAACGGCCTTTGCCCATTGGTCACCCCAAAGCCTGGCAATGTCCTTCTCCAGTTCCCGGGCCTGACGTTTATCGCCAATACGCCGAAGAGCTTGAGCAGCCGCAATAGCTGCATCACGATCCTTGGCTATTTTAAGCCGATATTCACGAACCGACAGGTTACGCTTTTTGGCCTCTTTTCGCATTTCTGCCAAGCGGTCCCGGATACGTTCACCGATACCGCCATCACTTATTTTGTAAAAGGTTCCTAAAATGTTCCCAGGGAACCTGGTCAGAAATTTTTCAGCTTTTGACTTACGTTGCGATTCGTATGGTCCCTTTGCCCGGTACAGCCACCCACCTGTTAAATCGTTCCAAGCATCCCGGAACAAATCTTTTGCGGCAGCTTTGCCCCCAACATCGTAATCCGACGGTGAAATGATATTTGTTCCGTAATGTAAATTCGGAGGATTTACACCGTACAGGTAATATAGCGCAAACGCCGTCAGCTTACCGATCAGTGGATGAACTGAATACGGACTTAGCCCAGTGGTTTCCGATATTGCACCACCAGCACCGCCAAATTCTCCTCGTAACAATTTACTGAATGTTGCCTTCAACACCTGCTGATTATACCCGGTAGGAAATGCAAGAAAATGCGCCTTTCCGTTATTGTCTACAAACAACGGAATCACAAAGTAATGATCTTTATAATATTTAGGAATACGGTTAAATATTCTCTTAATTTCCTTGCCCATGTGGCCTTCATCGGCCATCCAATTCATGACTGCCGGTAAAATAGTTAACGTTGCCATGGTTGAAAGCCACGCAAGAGGCGATCGTCGCAATGCGCGAATGTCTGCTTTCAGTCCTTCCTTTGCAACAGTTGAAAACATAAACAGGTTATTAGTAATAATCTGCCACGCACCGCGATTTTTGTAATTCGGTGTTCCGGCCTGCTCAATTACGCGCATATCAATTTCATTGCGCGGAAGATCAGTATATTTTTCAAAGAATTTCCTTGCAGCAACCTTGCCCCAAAGATCAGAGGCCCGACCAAAGCGTTCTTTCTTGTCCCATACTGCACGTGCAAATGCTTCAATTTCGTCGGCTATTTGCTCCGCTTTCTGGTTTTCAAAAAATCGTCGCACAAACTTATTATACAGCTTTTTCTGGCTGTCAGTCAGTTTGTAAAGATTGTACCGTGACAGAGTACGTTCAATTTCATTTGCCGGTGTTTCTTCGAAACTGCCCCAAATTCTATTGGTCGGCAATGTGCGTCTACGCATCATATCCTGAATAAGTGCAGAACGTTCGTTATGCCATGCTTCCTTAAAAACATCAGGGGCTGTTTCCCAATACGCTTTCAGCAGTTTTCCAATACCCTTCAATCCGACAACATCAGGATTTTTGAATACAGTTTCCAAAAAGTCACGCGGCATATTACGAAGCATCCATTGTGGATTGGAACCGACATACAGTTCCCGGAATATTTGCCCCATGGTCTGCCAAAGCCGTAACATTTGGTACTGTTTGAAACTATCTTTTTCGAGTGCGTCAACAATATTATCCAGCATAAAATAATACCGGTATTTGCCGTCAACTTTTACACGTGCAACTTTCTCCCGATGTTTTAATGCACGTTTATTTACTACCATGCGTTTTTCGGTTGAGCTGTATTTCATTTCAGCTTTGCGGCCAGCACCGATCTCCGTCATAAACCGATACACTGCCCGACGCAAAATATTTTCTCGTGAAGCATAAATTGCCGCGATATCGTCAAGAAATGTGGATACAATCGGATTTTGTTGGCTGCTGATTGTACCAACCTGTCGGTAAAATTGTTTCATCCCCGACCATTGGTCCGCTCTCAACCAATCTTGACTGAGAACCCGAAGGTAAAATCCACGCCGCTTAATTGTTTCGGCCATGTCGGGTGTAATAAGACCACTTTTGCGCAATAGAGGTATGATGTGTTTTTCACGCAGTTTTCGGTATTTATTTAGGAATTTACGCGCTTTGTTGTATTTCTCCGGTCCCCAATCACGCGCAAGAACAGCAATGTCCTTTGCCGCCGTTTTTGGTGTCAGGCCGTGGCTGGAAAAGATGTTTTTACGATTGTAAACAATGTGCAAACGTTTACCTAATGCACCAAGATCATCAACAGTAAGACCGGATTCATGCACTGCATCGTACCATTGTTTAAAATCATACGCATAGGCGTCAATTTCAGACGGCGTATAAGGGCGTTTAAGCAACATTTCACGGATAAGCCGTGCTTTACGCTTGCCTAACACGTCACCTTTTTCAGCTACCTTTACAAATTTCAGGATTGGGTGATCCGATGTGTTTAAGCCTCTGAGAAGAGTATCGACCGTCTTTTCCTCTTCTTTCTTTTTCAGCTCAAGCCGTGTCTTTTCGCGCTCTTTCGCCTTCTCTGCTTCAGCCGCAAAATCCTTGTATGTCTGCTTTATCCGATGTCTGGATACTTCCTCTGGACCGGCGGTTATCCGCTCCATAATTTTCTGGTAATTTTCAGCAAATTTTGGCCTTGTTTCCAAATAATTTTCAAACGCTTTGTAAAATTTCGGCGCAATCTGTTGTAACGAATCAGGGGCAAGGATAACCCCGGACACTGCATCAGCATACAGCTCTTCCGGTGAATTACGATATTCATCATATCCAGCATCTTGGCCTTCGTCCCATGGACGCCATTGCTTGGAAAAGTTGCGCAGTTCTTCTTTGATTTCCTCAAGCTCCCACAACCTGCGCCGTTCAACCTCTTTCTTGAGCAGCTCTTTGAAGTGTTCCTCAACAGATTTTCCAATGTTATGCGGAGTTTTCTTAAACTGTGCAAGCTCTTCTGGAGGGAGACCCTTCATTGCTTGCTTAACAATAGACTTTTTCGTTGGCGTATCGGCCTTTGCAATAAAATCTTTTACCTCTTTTGGTAAATCATCAGCGTTAACTCCACGAAGGAAGTTAAGCACCTCTTCCGGTATAAAGCCAAGTTCATCACCAATCGCTTTATCAATCTCTTGCTGGCGTATTTTACGTGCTTCTTCGCGCAATACTGCTTTCTCAGCTTCAGTAAGTGGGCCAGGTGCGCCAGGTTTCTCTGCAAGCTGCTTTTTCAAATATACGCGCAATTTTGCAATACGACCAAGCAAGTTGCCTCTGCTCATCGTTTCAAAATTGAAGTCCTCAGCGTGACCTAGCTCATGCGCTAGTACCCGGGCAGCCAATTCAGGATTTTCTGCAAGATCACGGCGCAATTTGATTTCAGGGGCTTTTCCCGGACGAAAACTACCCAGCACACCGAAATCACGAAAACGCTGCACAATCCGTGGGTCTTTGTTCATAAAACCACGTGTAAGCTCGATAACTTCCGGCAGCTCCACAATATGCTGTATCTTTATCGGATCAACACCTTCTTTAGCACGGTATGCTTTTTCAGAACTTTGCGGCTTTATTCCACCCGACGCTGTCTCGTTAATATTTTCAACCGGTGGCTCCTCTTTACCGGTGCTTTTACTTTTTTGGTATACTTCTTCAAGCGCATCCGTTGATAATGTTGTAGTGCGTGGTTGCTGTGCTGTGCGAAAATTTTCTTTTGCTGCTCCTTGCTCTGCTTTTAAAGTTGCCTGTCCATTTGCAATGCGTTTCTGCTGCGCCTCTTTGAACCACTCCTGGCTCATCCTGACCGCTTCTGCTTCGCTCATTTTAGGATTTTTGCGAAGAGTTTCGGCCATGGACTGCATAACTGGCACCTTTTGCTCTTCTGGCAGCCGCCGCCATTCACGCATCAGCTTTGCACGCTGTACCTTATTTTTTATTACTGATCCAAGGGCAGGAATAGCTTCAAAAAGCCCAAACATAGCCGCTGTCTCTGCGGTCTTTTTCGGATTTCCCTCTCCAAGCAATGCGCCACCGATCACACCGCCAGCAATTCGTTCTGCTGTGCCTGTCAATCCGGCTGCCCGGGAAACCAATCGACCGGCCGTCATCGCAGTTCCAGCAGGTACAGCGAAACCGGTACCCTCTGCAACCTGTCCGGCAAGCTCCCTTGCAGAATATTTTACAGGTACCAGGCGGACAGGCCCTATCGCAGCGATTTCACCTTTTACGGGCTTTTTTGACACCGTAACACCAAGATCATGCACAGCGAATCCAGCCGGAGTACGCGCACGCCAATATTCCACGGCGTCCGCAATCAGCTTGTTTGTGTCAAATGGTGTTCCTTCAAGCGGTGCGAAAAGCGGATGAACCGCTCCCTCTAACGCCGACGTGGCCAAGAAAACACCGGTTGTCCCAATATCTCTCAACTTATCGACAACGGCTGCCTGCGCCGCAGAACCAACTGTATCTCCTGGTCGTGGTTCACCAACCATTTCAGCATCGCGAGTATCGGAGTAATCCTGAAAAGATGCTTTTGGATTCTGTTCGGAAAGTGGCCGTGACATTTGATATTCACGCTCCAGTGCATCGACGTCTATTTCTGGAGTAAGCGGTCGCGGCACATCGCCTTTTTTTGACGCCTGGTACGCTTGTTCGAGTTTATCAAAATCCAGCATTCTGGACCTCTTCCTTGAGCTTCGCAGCTGCTTCTTCTTTACTTAGCCCACTATCGCGCAATTCAGCGTAACGTTTCGTTATATCAAACTGCTTTGTTGGCTGCTGGTCCTTTTTTGTAAATTGTTTGTAATAGTCAATAATGTCCCCGTAATACTGGATCGCTCTTTTTGCTTCTTGGTTGAGTTGTGCAGCTTGTGTCATTTTTGTGCGTTCCTCTGGTGATGCCACCATGAAGGCAAGCGCATCAAAACCACCAGTTTGCGCCAACTTTGCGATTTCTTTCTGCGCCTTGGCGATTTCTGTTAAAGCCTTTTGTTCAGAAGGCGGCTGTGCAGCTTTTGGCTGTTTCGGAGGAGCGGTGTACTCCGGTGTGCCGGTATCGGCGTTGTACACTGTCGCTCCTGGGGCTACCTTGATACGTTCCGGCTTGTACCCATACGCCTGAAGCCTGGTTGCTACCCATTGCGGATCGTATTGCGCAGGAAACAACTTTTCCAGCTCCGGCAGCTCTTCGGGCTTCACCAGACCAGAATTTTGAATCTGCTCAAAAATGGCCTGCCTTGCTGCCTGATAACTGGCCTCATCGCGTACCATCGGCAATACCCGAGCACCCAATGTTTGAGACAACTTGCGAAAATCGGCATGACGTTTGCGTTCCCTCTCGTCGTTGTTCGCGTAATAATCAAGCAACTGCTTCTGCTTATCAGTAGACAAGCGCATGATCCATGGTTTGTTTACTGCAAACGGTTTTGTGAGATCAATACGGGACAATACTTGCTGTTCCCGATCCTGCCTCTGCCACTGTTTCCTTTTCCGTGAACGCACCTCTCGATTCCACTGCTGATCTTCGTTGCGCTGCTGCATAGCTTGCTTTCGTTCGACCATACTTGTTTGCAGCAGTGCTTCGCGAAGAGCATTATTGCGGCCTCTTGCAAATGCGTTTGCCGGATTCGCCACCATTACTTGCTGTACCATAATCAAGTCCCCAATGTTCTGTACTGCATTCCAGGTGCATACGGATCAATGAATGTGCGATTACCGCCACCGATCCCGGTATACCCAAGAATTTCAAAAATATTGTTCAATCCACTGGACAATGTGTTCTGCTGCTGGATGTACCCACTGGCCCTGGCCTGCTGTGCACGATTATACGCATCAGCAGCATTGACCATTCCCTGCCCCTGTACGTTGGCAGACTGAATTAGCGCATTAGCCAAAGCATTTGACGACCCCATTACACCGGATGCCAAATCACCAGCGGAACCGGTGATTCCGGCCGCTTGTGCGTTTGCTCCCTGCATCAGCAAGTTACCGGCCATTCTAGCAGCCTCTGCCCCAGCCTGCGACGTGGTGCCGGCCGCTGAAAGACCGGTTGCCGATTCCCATTTCCATGGTTCCAACGACTGGTAATATCTACGAAGGAAATTATCGTAGTCATTCGTGGCATAATCCTGCCCAAACTGCTCCAATGCGCGAAGAGTAGGGCCGCTGAGTTGCATCCCCCTGGCCGCTGCACTGCGCTCAATGGCCTTCTGTCCTTCCTGAAGGCGAAATTGATACCCGGGTGACGCCTCAAATTCTCCGGGACCGGCTTGGATTATCTGCATGAGATGGTTGTTGGCTGTAACTCCGGCTTCTCGCCACGGTGCCAAATCCTGCCGGGTGGTCTGATACTGCTGCTGCTGAAGATCGGCAGCATGACGAGCCGCCTGCGCCGCAACATCGGCAGCGTACCGCTGGGCCTCTGCTTGAATCTGCGCTGCTTCTCGAGCAGCTCTAGCCTGTTCTTCGGCTGCCGCCTTGATTGCTGCTGCCTGCGCATCTGCCGACTGCTGCGCTGCCTGCTGCTGCGCATAGTAGCCCTGCATCTGCGCACTGGTTGAATGGTTGCCGGAAATAAACCCGCCAACTGTACTTCCAAGTCCGGCCCCAAGCATTGCGCCACCAACAATTCCCGCACCTGTTGCCGCAGCAATCCCACCACCAATAACTGCTCCTGCTACTGCAAACATATTCTCACCTCTTTATCTGAAACCCATCTTTCCAACCTTTTTCGATCCCTTCATTCACAATTTGACAAATTGGCACCGGATAACACCGAAAATCAGGGCCAAGCATGTACACCGGACGGCTGCACACATGGTAATCAAGATTCTCAACTGTCGGTGACGATGCCAAAGAAATATGCCGTCCTTCCTTCGTTTCCATGTACAGACAATACGGATTACTCTGTTCAACCCGTAATGACTGTACCGGCGTAAATTCAGCAAATTTTCGCATAAATACTTTGTACAGATCAGAAAGATAAATTTCTTTCTTCCCTTTGTTTCGCCAGTTATGGAACATAGTGCGAATACGCAGCATCGAATACAGGTGCCTAGTTTGCGTGTAAAAATCGTAAATATAGTCCAGTTCATCCAGCGTTTGGATTGAGAACATACAACATGAGGCAACCAGTCCTTCCTGTTCAATCCGCTGCAAGGCTTGTTTCTTCAATTCTAACGTTCTAGCGTCGTAATTCTTTGGGTGCTGAAATGACATCGCAAACCGATAATCTTTTCCCTGCACCCATGCCGGGTGAAGCGTCTGTTTGAAAAAATCCTTATCGGCAAGTTTCAGCATGTTAGTAATGGTACTTGGGTTCCAGCCAAGCGCCCAAAGCTGCTTTGTAAATTCAATGTAATCGGGCCGTAACGTCGGTTCCCCACCAGACAACATAAGGGAAAAGCCTCTGTACATTTCCCAAAACAACTGATGGTAAAAAACCGCGTTGTGCTGTTGTTCAAGTCCAGGTTTATAATAGCACCATGGACATTTCATATTGCACGAATCGTTGACGTGAATAATAATGTTGTTATTGTTTCCAAGTGTTCCATGCTTATAAAAATTTGACACAAACAACGCACTTGGATCAAACAACGCTTCCTGTTTTCCGTGAACATCGCATTCTTTACGAAGAATTGCTCTTCCGTCTTCAAATACAATAAAGGACGGTACTTTCTTATAACACGTGTTGCACAACGAAATTGTCATAATCATTTCTTTACCGTCCTTTCAATGGCATTTTTTACTTCTGTCTTATCTGCAAGCAACTGCTCATGTTCACGCTGCATGTAAGCAATATCGGCTTCAAGTTCAGCAAGCCGCTGGTCAATATCGCGCAATGTTGTGCGTTGTTCCACAGGTTCGTCCCAAATAATTGCAACAACAGTTTCATCAACGTTCTTTTCTCTTTTTCGCACCTCGTATCTTTTCGCCATTTTATCACCCTGTCGCAATTGTTACCCAAGAATACGTATCTGCACTTGATTTTAAGCATATTTCAACAGTATCCGCAACACCCGATCCGTTCTGTGTGACCCAGATCATCCCCCGAACACTGGCACTGGCCGTTGGCCTGGTCCCGGCTCCGCCTTCATTCGGTGTAACGCCACCGGATACTGCTTTAATGTTTCCATTCGCGTATACATCAGTGTTGTTACTTCCACCAAGTGTTACTGTATAGCTTCCTTTGCCAACAGCACCATAGCCAATTACCACTTCATATTGAACACCATCAGCGGATGCTTTACTACTACCGCCAAAGTAACAACAATACGATGACGTTTGGTTGCTGGCAAGCGCATCAGTGTACTGTCCAGCGTAATATCCAAAATAACAATTGTATATACCTGTTGTATTACTGTACCCAGCATTTTTACCTGTCGCAGTATTTCCTGCACCTGTATTATTGTAAAGACTTGCTTGTCCTACGCCCGTACTATTACTGGCACTTGTATTAAGGTAAAGACTTGCTTGACCAATACCTACATTGTTGCTTCCTGTACTATTCTTTAGCGCTGAATGTCCAATTCCGACATTATTTCCACCGGTAAGATTGTTAAGTATCGCGTTTGCTCCAATAGCAACGTTATTTGTTCCGTTTGTGTTTTTGTATAGTGCGCTGGAACCAACAGCAAGATTCCCGTATCCATTATCGTTTGCTGTAAGTGCCCCCCAACCAATACCGACATTATAACTAGAATGAAACCACGCAGTCGCATTCTGCCCCATTGTTAGGTTGCCAGCACCAACACCAATAAATGTATTGTATCCAACTGTAGTTACTGTACCGTTATCGCCATAATTAAAGTCATGGATAAACGTATCTGTTCCTTTATAAATTATTCCATACGGCGATACAAAAGTGGTATCTGTAAGAACAATGTCTTGATTTATTGAAATAGTATCGGAAAGAAAAAGTGTTACTGTACCGTCACCATCGTCAGCAACTTCAACGTTTTGGGCAGTGCCTGAAATGTGCGATGAAAAACAAGAATCTGATATACTTATTGCTACCGTGCCACCTGTTCCGGCTGTTACATCAATTTCATCTGTTGTACCTAACGCACGAGTTGGCAACAATGTATCGGCAATACCGATTGAAATACTACCGCTTCCCAAATCTGTTACTGTTGTTTCATCAGTTTCGGCAATAACATACGTAGGAAGAAAATTATCATCAATGCCTATTGTAACAGAATCATCTAAATTTGTTGTAACAGTAGTCTCATTTACAGTCGGAAGAATGTTTGATGAGAAAATATTTGAAGAAAAACTTAAAGTAATAGAGCCGTCGCCATTATCAGCAACATCAATTTCACCAGCAGTACCGTACACATTGTTTACAAGATACGTATCATCACGTAGCGTAAGGGCAATGCTATCAAACCACATTGCCCAAGGTCGTGTTACCGAATTTCCGATCTGAATTGCTTCCCGCAGTGGCGGTCTTCCTTTAATTGCCATCTTAATGCCTATTCACACGCAATTTAAGATACGCACCTACAATCACTACTTTATACGCATCTGTAATACGCAAACGAAATACTCTGTTTCGAGCCATGCCAAGTTGGTGCCACACACACCTGCGAAAATACTCACCAACTTTTCCAAATGTGCGCCATATCTCGTTGCTCCATGTTCGCCCGCCGTCGTTCGACCACGACAGCATCGCTGCCGGATCGTTAACGAGATCACCAACACCAGGCTCAATATCCAGTTCAAAACGATTATAGGTGATAAGCAAATTTTCATTTGCAATTACGGGAGCTGTCCTTTCCCGTAAAATGTGCTCGTTATTCTCGGTGTAGGTATCCATGTCAATTTCGTAAATTTTTCCGTTTTCGAAATCACCGGCAAGGTGCTTTGTGCCTGTCCAGCAATATGAAAATATTCGATGTCGGCCATTGCCACCAGATGCCTTATACGAACGTCGTTCATGCCATTCATTCGTCGCTACATCGTACACCCATGTTGCATCAGCACTCGGAAACGTGATTTGATACCAAACATGACCTTGGAACGTGTAACAAATCGCGTATGCGTCGTCAGTTTGCGCGTATTGTGACCATTGGTATTCAATATTTCGTGTAGAAACGATTTTGTGGTTATACCCGGTAGCCCGGACAACAAAACCACGATTATCAAACCAAAATAACGTATTGTCGCCTTGCGCGATACTGTGTGCGGCACCACAACCTATTTCCTGAATAGAGCCAGAAATGCGCTCAAAAGGAAACGCCGCATTTCCTGAATTGTAGAATACTTCGATTGTTTTTTCCCCGAAAATCCATACTTCCCTGTGATCGGAAAATATTGCGACGGCTGCGTCCGGGTGACTTTCTGCTGATGCAAAATCAAGCGCGTCCCAAGTAGTGCCATCATACAGAGCAGAAACAAAAAACTCGTCAGAATCCGCTTTGCTGACAATAAAGTATCCATCTTGGTATGTAAGAGAAGAAGGAACGGGAAAATCTGCATCGGTGATCTTTGTCAACGTGCTAGTTGAGATGGTATAAATGTACCCGTAAGTGCCATCAACCAGCATAATTTGCGTACCATTATAAGCCCATTCCACAATACCGGTTGACGTTTCCACTGTGCCGCGATCAGTGATAGTACCATCTGCCGCAACTTCTACAAAGGTATCGCCGATAACAGCGTATACAACACTATCAACGTGCATGAGCGCACGAACAGGGGCCGAAATCGAATACTCCGCATAAATTTTAAGCCCAGGTGTCCCGACAAGGGCCGTTATATTCTTTCCGGTCGGATCACTGATTGGAAACAGATTCACACAAGTCTGTGCATTCTGATAAACAGACCGGCCCTTGTATGCACCGCCGATAAACCCCTTAAACTCCATTACCCAGCCTCAATATCATACGTGTCCTGCATTCCAGCAGGAAAAGAAACAGATACCGGCTCAATCTGCGTTGCGGCATTGACTTGCTGTAACTGTGCAAACGACGCATTTGCATTAACCGAAATATACGGATGCAGATCTACCCCGTATTCCGGCGCCAACTCAACGGCCAGGCACCAGCGCATTGCAGCGTTGTACATTTCAGGAAATTCCATGTCGTCTGTAAGGTTGATCGGAGACGACAACTGCTGCAGCATTGTAATAACCAACATATCGCTGGAATCATCAGGCACCGGCCAGAGGGTAAGCGTGCCGTTTGGATACGTCGGATTGTACCACCAATACAAAGAACGCCCGCTCTGCGACTTGTCAGAAATGCGGGCGTATTTTTGCGCGGAAATCTGTGTGGTTGGATAATCAATAGAATTGCTATCCCTCACATAGATTTTTTCTATGGAAGGTGGCCTGGCAACTGCAATATCGCCGGTAGCGCCGATGGTGTACGCCGCTGTGCCAGCCGTTACACTAGCTGTTTCTGTTTGATAACAAAACAGCGCCAAATTACCAGCAACCCACCTGCCCAGCATCATTTGCAGGGCTTCCAGTCCGTTGGCTGCATCTTCGGCTGATAGGGGATTGCCGGTACTGGCAACCCCTATCGAACGAAACGCGGCCTCGATAATGTCAAGTGCCGTCATTATTTCCCCTTCTTCTTGATTACCTTCTTTTTTGGCACCGGTTCTTTTTCCGGCTCCGGCTCCTCGACACCAGTCCAATTGGCATTCTCGAAATCCGGGCTGTCGGCCCAACCATCGGGAACGTCGTTGATACTGTCAAACATCCTTGCCCCTTTATCGGGATGGTACATCCAAATTGCCATGATTTTCCTCCAAAAAAAGGGGACAGGATTACTGCCCCCTTGCTGAATTAACCGATCAGTCGGCAGGCCAGTTCCGGGTACACCGTTTTCCATCCGTACAGGATGTCGATACGGCAAGGGAACACATCATCGTTGATATCGTATTGCCGAACAATCCGCATGGAAATGCCATCGTACACCTCACGTGCGGCAAAATCCACGCCACCAGGCATCAGCAGGTCGGCGGTCGCCAGGGTAAAGGCATCCTTATGACAGCCGATGTTGATGGGATACTGCGTTCCGGCAGTACCAGCCACTGTAATAGCGGCATTATCGGCGGGGAGGGCCGATACATTCTGGTATGCACCAGAAGCATACATAGTCGGGCTTACCGGGATACTGGCCGCACCACCAGCATCGGAATCAACATCCGCAGTCACGACAAACTGCATGAGTTCGCCAGTAGACTGCCGGTTTTTCGGATTTACAGCATACACACCGGCAACGGTAATAACATCACCAGCTTTCAGCAGCCCGGTAACGCTAAGGGACCACCCATCACTGGTGATGGTACTATCGCCTTCGGATGCCGCACCGTTTACCAGCGGCGTACCGCCGTAATTACCGACCGTATGGGTCCGAATATTTTGATCCATGGCAATGTCGCCAAAACCAAGGACATTTTGCCCCATGCTTCCGTTTCGGAACTGCCTGGAAATAGCACTCTGCGGGTTAAAGAACCCGGAAAGACCCTCAACCAGGCTGGCATTGGCGGCCGGGTTCACAGTGAGATACCGGCGCCCATCACGGGGAACAGCCATTTCGTCCATGCGCTGACCGACCGCAAGAATGCTCCCGGCACTGGCGGGAGTGGTACCCGGCGTACCAACCTGATTGAATACGTCCTGGTACAGCTTGGTGCCGTCAAAATCCACCTCGTTGGCAAGCTCGGCCATTGCAGGCTCAAGGATTCGCTTGGAAAAATCGTCCAGATCAAGTGTCAGCTCCTGTGAACTGAAGTTGACCCCAACATGGGCCTGGGTCGTCAGCTTGACACCGACACTGGTTTCCGTAGTATCCTGGGTGTTCAGGGTAGCTGACTTCGTGACTGTATACCGGTTCGGCTTGCGAACGTATACGGTATCGCCAATCTTGGCGCCCTGTACCGCAAACTCGGGACTGTATTCCTGATTGACGGCTGCCGTAAACGACAGGTTGTTCTTGAGAATCCGCAGGGCTTCCCGCAGAATCTTGGTTGGAGTAAGAATCGTATTTGCCATTGTTATTCACCTCGAAGTGATGCCTCTCGCCGCCTGATCCATTCATCCATCGGCAAGTCATCCCGAAGAGGCGCGGATGTCGCGGTTCCTCCGGGTGCAGCCGGTTCCGCAACAGGCGGCGGAGCTTTTGTTGTTGTTGTTGTCGCGATTTTGATACCTTTAACCCGTTCGGCAGCCTCTTCGGGCGACAGTGCGGCAATCTCAATGGCCTCCAACGGATTATTCCCAAGATGGTAAAACACCTCCACCGGGTTATCTGTTGCCATAACAGCCTGCGCAACGTAATCAGGAAGCGGAATGGTGAGAACTTTCTGTGTAAAATCCTCATGCTTCTCTGCGCCAGTACGCAGTACATCATGATACGCCTGACGTTGCGCAACCTGTTCCTCGGTTTCGAGTGTCTCGACCTGTTTAGCCGCTTCTGCCTTTTCCCGCTCCAGAAGACGTTTCTCGGTTTCGTGTTCAATCCGCGCATTGATAAAATCAATATCGGATTCAAATTCTTCTTCGGACGGCGGATTTTTCAGTTTTGCAAGTTCTGCTTCCGCACGTTCCAGCCGTTCCCGGAGTTCGTGTTTCTGCTTCACGAGTTTCTTGATACGCTTCTGAAACCCATTTGGTTTGGGCTTCTCAGACGGCGTATCATCCTGCTGTTCACCGGTGCCCGGGGCCGTGGATTCTTCGGGCTTCTCTTCCGTTTGTGCCTCGTCAGGGTTGATGGTTTCTTCTGTGGTGATGGTTTCCTCTGTCATGGTGTTTCCTCCATGTTGTTACCCGGTCGTGCCTGGCCGGTAAGGTTTTTCGTCTTGTCAAGGTTATCAAGGTACTCGCCCTTGGTTTCCTCAACCTTTTTCTTCGCATCAGCCTGAATGCGCTGCACTTCGGCCTGAAGTTTCGCAATCTCCGCCTGTGCCCGCGCCATCTCAAGCTGCTGTTGCTGCGCTTGAAGCTGCAACGCCATTTGTTGCTGCTGTGCTTTCGCCTGTTCTTCCTGTGTCGGCTCCTCTTCCCGATCCCGAAGCTCAGGCGGCAACGTCTTCTTCATCCGATCCACAAACTTCTGCTTGTTCGGCCAATCCAAACTTTCGGCCACAATGTCCATGGTAACTGCGCCGATCTGCGGAACATTGCGAATGATCTCCATCATGGTTTCCGCCGCTTCAACACGCTTAGTGGCGTAACTTGGGCCGGTAGTAACCACTACGTCGTACTTGCCCACGCCCAGATCATGATATAATGTCTTGCCAGTCTTCGGGTCCTTGTACGGTTCATAGATTCTTGCCCACGCCTCACCACCGTCTTCGCCAACAATACGAATTGTGCGCGGTGTATCGTAAATCTTAGGGATCAGGTCCACAAGCTGCCGCCCACAAACACGCAACGCCCGGGCCAGGTTGTCAACGTAAGTGAAATGCGTCACGTCACCCTGCCGCTGCCGGGCCATGATCGCCTTACCACTCGTTTCATTGCTTCTGGCACCCAGACTGGCATCGAAAATACCGGTTGTCGCCTTGATCTCATCAGCCGTCTGCATAGCTTCGTTTGTAAACGCAGTCGGCACCGTCCCGGGCACTTCCCTGCGCGGAGCAGAATTTCCAGCCAGCGGGTCGGGATTATACGGCAAATATGCGTAATTCCGCTTATGTGCCGTCTGCCACAATTTTTCAAATCCTTGAAATTGTTTCGGCGTTCCTATGTATGGCGAACGCGGGGCAAGAGCCACCGTTTCCGTGGCAACCGAACGCCAGTAGTTGTACATCCTCTGCGGATCTTTCGCGTGCCGAATGATCCCGCGTATGTACCGCTTATCCTCAATGTAGATGGTCTTTCCCCATACCGGAATGATAGGTATGAAACGACCAGGCCACTCAGTTTCTTCTTCAAGGACATCGCCACCAGAAACCACATAACGTAAAACACGTGGCTTCTGTACAACACGTCTCTGAACGTAACTGAGCGGCTCTTTGTCAGTAACAGTCCCATCTTTTTTGAGATACAGCGTAGTTGCCTCATGCTTTACCTTGAAGTATTCAGCAATAATAATGTTTGACTTACCGGCCCAAACATCGTCCTCAACACTCGTCATGGACTTATTCGGGTATTTCGTCTCGAATACGCTGCGGGTAATCGGATACGTAATAAGACACCATTGCGCATCCTCCATGGTGATTTTGTTGGTCGCATTCGGGTCAAAATTCACGCTGAAACTGTTAAAAATCGGTCGAATGCGAATTTCCTGATCGAACGTTTCATTGTCTGCGTACGTGGTGATTAACCTGAAAAACCCAAAACCACCCGAAACCGCCTGCTCAAAAGCAGTGTCGTAAGCAAGCTGCGCATCCGATTGATTCTCGATATTGCGAATAAGACCGGTCAGCATGTCTGCAGTATCTTGGTCAGCCGCATCATTCGCCGGTCTGACCTTGATCCCGGGCCGGTTCATCCGCTGATTGCCGATCACCATGTCAACATGCTGAGGAAGGCGGTTAATCACCAGGCACGGGCGCCCATCCTGCTCCCGCTCCATCTTGATCCGCGCAGGCCACTGGTCGCCTTCCAGAAATTCCAGGTCTTCCT